ACAATTAAAAATGGTGATAATGTTAAAGCTAATAAAGCCTTTGATACCGTAATGGGTCAAAAGCTAAATGATGCATTAGATGCCAGAAAGATTGAGCTAGCTTCTGCGACTGGTAAATCAGAGGTTAAAGAACCAGCTGAAACAGCTACAGAAGAGGAATAAATTATAATGTTATTTAAAGAGCTTAGAGAAAAATTAGAGACGCAACCGATAGCTTTTAAAAAGTATGAGGTTGATGGAACTAGAATAGTTATGTTTAAAGAAGACGATTCTTATACAATTATGATAGATGATACTATGCTCGATGAAAAGTTTGATGATGCTTTAAAAGCTGAAGATGCAATTAAAGAATTCCTACAACTATTAGGTAACGAATAATGAAATTAATATCAGAATACGTAGATAGTCCGTTAGAAGTTTTAATCGAAAGAAAAGACGGAAAGAAAAACCTTTATATAGAAGGCGTATTTATGCAGGCCGAGAAGAAAAATAGAAACGGCCGTATATACGAAAAAAAGATTTTGGAATCTGCAGTTAACAAATATGTTAAAGAGCAGGTTTCGCAAGGTAGAGCAGTTGGAGAATTAAACCATCCAGATGGTCCAACGGTTAACCTTGATAAAGTTTCACATAAGATTACGAACCTGGAATTCCAGGGAAATAATGTTATAGGGAAAGCATCTATACTAAAAACCCCTATGGGACAGATCGTAGAAGGTCTACTTGAAGGTGGTGTTAAGTTGGGTGTTTCAAGTCGTGGTATGGGTACTCTCGAGAACCGACAAGGTGGCATGTATGTGAGGTCTGACTTTATGTTAGCCTCCATTGACATAGTCCAAGATCCCTCCGCTCCATCAGCGTTTGTTAACGGTGTAATGGAAGGAGTTGACTGGATATGGAATAATGGCATATTGGAAGCTCGGGAAATTGAAATAATTGAGACTGAAATAAAACGTGCTCCGTTAAAGGCTTTGCCAGCAATGGAAATTAGGGCGTTTAAACATTTCCTCTCTAAACTATAAACTCACTTTGGGAGACAAAAATGTCTAATTTGACAAATACATATAAAAGTATAGTTGAAGGCGTTTCCGACGAAGACGTTGTTCAAGATGAAACTTTAGAAGTAGCTGTAGAAGCTACCGAAGAAGAAGTAGTTGCAGAGCAATCCGCTGAGTCTGACGAAGTTTCTAAAGAAGTTTCCGAAGAGGAAGTTGATGAAGTAACAAAAGCTAAGGTTAAAGAAGAAGAAGACGATGAAGAAGAAGAGGAAGAAGCAGAAGCTTCAGCCCCAGCCGCTCCATCTATTCCCAAGACTAAAGCTGGTGTTATAAACGCCGCAGTCGAAATGCTGAAGAAGGCTAAAAAGCACGAAGCGCAAGAAATATTCGCAAAGATGGTAAAAAATATTGAAGAGTCTGAAGATGACGGATCAGTAAAGAAAGCAATTAACGCTGTTAAACCAGAAAAAGATAAGTCTATTAAGGCTAAATCATCTGCTGCATCAGCTAAAGCTGAATCTGCTGACTGGAATGAAGACTTGGATCTAATAGTTGCTGAAGAAGCAACACTATCTGATGGATTCCGTGGAAAGGCCGGTGCTATCTTTGAAGCTGCTTACAATACAAAAGTAAGTGCTGAAATCGATAGACTAGAGTCTGAATATGCGCAAAATCTTGAAACAGAAGTTTCTGACGTTCAAACTGAAATCGTAGAAAAAGTAGATAACTACTTGAACTACGTAGTTGAAGGATGGATGAAAGAAAATGAAGTAGCAATTCAACAAGGTCTCAGAACAGAGATCGCTGAAGAATTTATGACTTCATTACAATCTGTGTTCAAGGAACATTATATTGAAGTTCCAGAAGGTAAAGCTAACCTGATCGACGATCTCGCTGATCAAGTTTCTGAACTAGAAGAACAACTCAATAAAACCACAGAAGATAATATACAACTCAGTAATAGTAATCAAGATCACTTGAGAGCTAATATTGTTCGTGGACAATCTTCAGGCTTAGCAGATACAGAAGCTGAAAAACTAGCTGGATTGGTTGAAGATATAGAATTTGAAGATGCCGAAACTTTCGAAATGAAAGTTAAGACTATCAAAGAATCTTACTTCACACAAAATAGCCCAGTAACAGTGGATGAATCTGATGCACTAATTGGAGAAGACGGTACTTCGAAAGAAGGACTTTCTAATGCAATGAACGCATACACTCAAGCCATAACCAAATTGAATAGTCAATAATTGATTATTTATTTTTTAATTTTGCAAACCTTAAATAGGGGAAAAAAATGTTTAATGCAGACCAAAACCTAATCGAAAAATGGGCTCCAGTACTCGATCACGAAAGTGCTCCAGCTATTGACGACCATTATCGTAAATCGGTTACTGCACGTCTTCTTGAAAATCAAGAAGTAGCCCTAAGAGAAGAAAGAAACCAACGATCATTTGGACAAATTGACGAAGCAGCAGCTAACGCTACTGGTAGTTCAATTGATAACTTTGATCCGGTTCTTATTTCTTTAGTTAGACGTGCAATGCCTAACCTAATTGCTTATGATATCGCTGGCGTTCAGCCAATGAGTGGACCTACTGGTCTTATCTTCGCAATGAAATCTAGGTATTCAACTCAAGCCGGTACAGAAGCGTTATTCGACGAAGCTGACACCGACTTTTCAGGCGCAGGAACGCACCAAGCAGATCCAACTGGACTTGCTGGCGTTGTTGATGCTGATACAGATGGATCCATCGCTGATACTGCTGACGTAGTATCTACACATGGTTCCGGTTTACCAACAGCGACCGCGGAAGCCCGTGGAACCTCTGGTGGTGCAGGCGCAGCTTTTGCTGAAATGGCTTTCTCAATCGAGAAATCAACTGTTACAGCGAAATCTAGAGCTCTAAAAGCCGAGTACACAATGGAACTCGCACAAGACCTTAAAGCAATTCATGGTCTTGACGCTGAAGGCGAATTGGCTAATATACTTAGCGCTGAAATCCTAGCGGAAATCAACCGTGAAGTAGTTAGAACAATTCTTGTTAAAGCTAAAATTGGTGCACTCCAATCCTCAACTGCAGTATCTGGTATCTTTGATGTCGGCACTGACAGTGACGGACGTTGGATGGCAGAGAAATTCAAAGGCCTAGTTATGCAACTCGAAAGAGAAGCTAACGTAATTGCTAAAGAAACTCGTAGAGGAAAAGGGAACTTCGTTCTTTGTTCTTCAGACGTAGCTTCTGCTCTAGCAGCTTCAGGCGTTATGGATTATACTCCTGCTCTAGCCACTGGTCTTAATGTTGATGATACTGGTAATACTTTTGCCGGCGTTCTTAACGGAAGACTTAAAGTGTATATCGATCCTTATTCCACTGTTGACTTCGCTTGCGTAGGATACAGAGGTTCAAATCCTTACGATGCTGGTATGTTCTATTGCCCATACGTTCCTTTGACTATGGTCAAAGCCGTTGGCGAAAGCGACTTCCAACCGCGTATCGGGTTCAAAACTAGATATGGAATGGTTACTAACCCATTCGTCGCAGTCGACGGAACAGGTACTGACCGTGCTAATCCATACTTTAGGATCTTTAGAGTTGATGACATAATGGTGTAAACTTACTCACGTAAGTATGCATCCGTTTACGGATTCATTTCAAAAATTAAAAGGGGAACTTCGGTTCCTCTTTTTCTTGGAACCACGTTTTTAAAACATATAAATACTACCATGACACACGAACTAAACTCCTTTTCATCTTTTTGCACTAGAATGTGGTTAGATCATTGCGATGAAAATAACGATCCTTTATCAGCACCAAACAGACTTGATCACGATGCATATGTAGAAAGATGGAATGAATGGTTACTAGAAAAATGGCAGGACAGAAACTATGGCACTGACAGCAAATAAAAACTTTTTAAGCCCAGTAGGGTTTACTTTGAAAATTGATTCAGGTATGGCAAATACTGAGTACTTTTGTACACAGGCTAATATCCCTGGTATCTCTTTATCAAATATAGATACTCCTTATAAAGGTGTTAATCTAGGTATGACCGGCGATAGAATGACATTTGATGATCTCATAATAACATTCAACATCACAGAGAATATGGAAAACTATATTGAAATGTGGAATTGGCTACATAACATTATATCAAAGAAAGATGCTGACGAAAATTATAAATTTGACGCACGACTAATGATCTTGACCTCTCACAATAACGTAGTAAAAGAAATTAAATTCCAAGATATATTTCCAACTAACCTAGGGTCAGTAGAATTTAATTCTCAACTAACCGACATAGAATATGCGCAAGCAACCGTTACATTTAAATATACTTATTATGAAATTGAATAAATAGGTTTACTTTTACCCGAAAGTGTGGTATAATACATATTATGAACATTGAATCAATATTAGAAATGTGGAAGAAAGATGCCTTGATAGACGAAATGGCATTAGATGAATCATCTCGTGACTCCGCTAAGTTACACTCGAAATACTTAGAGCTACATTCTGTAGCTAGACTAAGACTTAAAAAATTAGAATTAGACTTCAAACCTATACTGAGGGATAAGTTCCTTCATTATGGGGGTAAGTTATCCAAACTAGAATTGGATGATAAAGGATGGGAATACGATCCTTTAAAAGGATTAACCGTATTAAAAAGTGACCTAGATAAATGGTATGATGCTGATCCTCTTATCCAAAATCATCAGCTTAAGATAGCTATGCAAGAAGAAATAGTTAGTATCTTAAAAGAGATAATGGATAATATTAAATGGCGACATCAGTCTATTAAGAATATGATTGAATGGAGAAAATTCACTAGTGGCATATAAAATATATGATCATAAGTTTGAATGGAGTGGAAACTTCGGCCACGCGCGAGCGTGTATAGAACAAGCATTGGAACAGATAGATTATCCAGAAGATCTTAATATATTTAATCATACGGATTTAACTCAGATGAATTATTCTAATGTATTATTTGTTAAGCCTACAGCACCTACTTCAAAACATTTTGCAATAGATACCATTGGGTATGCTAATAGCTCTTCTCTAGCTTTCGAAGAACCGCATGAACCTGATATAATGTATTCTCATCTAAATCCTAATAACGATATGGATTGGGATAAAATCGTCTCATTAATTGAGCAAAGGTCTAATAAATGGGACGATTCTATTATATTAAAATGGAGAAAAGCTAAAGGTGTACCGAAAGATCATATATTAGTTATTGGACAAATGCCTGAGGATGAAACAGTAAAAGGATTCGGACTAGGTGGACATTTAGAAAAACTTAAATTAATAGTAGAAAGATTAACTGCACAGGTAACAGAATTCCCGATCGTAGTAAAGATTCATCCTAGATTTAAGCTTGATAAAAGAACAAAAAACGAATGGCTATCTCGTGGTGTAGATGTGAGAGAAGGATATGAATCAATACATGATTTCCTCCCGCGCACGCGACTGGCTATAATAGATAATAGTACTGCAGGAATAGAATGTTTAATGCACGAAGTACCTATTATATCACATGGGTTTCCAGAGTATCATTGGGTAACTAAACAACTACAAAGCTTAACCCAATTACCTGAATTATGTAATAATATAGAATGGCATGAAAAAGATAGAGCCCGAAAGTTCATATATTGGTATATAAATGATTATCTTTGTCACGATGTTACAAGCACAATAAATAGGTTACATGGAATCTTTAATAATTAGAAAAATAGATGAAACATTCTTACAGATAGAATGTGATCAGTCGACTGAAAGAGAGCTATCAGAACACTTTTGTTTCTATGTGCCTGGATATAAATTTATGCCAGCCTATAGGAATCGAATGTGGGATGGAAAGATTCGACTATTTGATATGAGAAAAAAGCTTTTATATTGTGGATTATATACCTATTTACAAGAGTTCTGTGAAGAAAGAGACTATACGATTGTTAATGATGGACCTATTTTACATGAGTATAATAATGAGTTACTTGAAGAAACACTGAAGAAAACATTGCTTCCCACTAATATAAACCCAAGGGGTTACCAATTAGAAGCGCTTAGGCACGCGCTACGGAGCTCTAAATCACTGTTATTATCACCTACTGCATCAGGAAAGAGTTTAATCATATATTTAGCTTGTAGGTACTTTATAGAAGAAGACCCAAGTGAGAAGATATTAATCATTGTACCTACAACATCTTTAGTGGAACAAATGTATTCTGACTTTGGAGAATACTCTAAAAATGATAAATGGTTTAATCACGATGAGTGGATAAATCGTATTCATGGTGGGCATAAACAAGTTCCTTCAATGCATAGAATAGTTATATCTACTTGGCAATCTATTTACAAAAAACCTAAAGAATGGTTTCAACATTTCGGTATGGTTATAGGGGATGAAGCACATCAATTTAAAGCTAAATCCCTTACTTCTATTATGGAAAAAACCTCCAATGCTAGATATAGAATTGGAACAACTGGTACATTAGATGGAACACAAACCCATCAATTAGTACTAGAAGGATTATTTGGTCCAGTATATAAGGTAACTACAACAAAGGCTTTAATGGATAGTGATCAATTAGCTCAATTAGATGTAAAGGTATTATTACTTAAATATAAAGATGAATATTGTCAGGTAGTTTCAAAGCTTAAATATCCACAAGAATTAGATTTTATCGTCTCATACGCTCCCCGCAATAATTTTATAGCTAATTTAGCTCTTGATCAAAAGGGTAATACCTTAATATTATTTAACTATGTAGAGAAACATGGTAAACCTCTGCATGATTTATTAAAAGGTAAAATAGCTA